ACTTTCAAGAAATCGTCTTCTTCTCCAAGCCTCACTTCAACTAGAGTTTCTAAAATATTCATGTTTCACCCTTCTGAATCTTTTTCTTTATTATTTTTATATGTTCAGAGGAGAGGATATCAAGAGCTGCCTTGGCAGCACGGCGGTTATAACCGTAATACTCTGCAACCGCTTCGAGATCTCCATCCTTTTCTTTTTTCACCCACTTCGCAAAGCGTTTGCTAGGTCGTATGATATTTATCAAAAAAGAATATTGGAGTTTGTTATCGAGGTTGTGGTTGCAGTTCATCATGTTTGCGGCATGAATGGAATCGGCGAAGTAAGATAAAGATCTATTTGTTAGCCAAGGACTGTACGTCTTCTCGGCAAGGGTATCATTCTCCGTACCTTTCATCAGGTTCTTCTTGGTCGAGTTGATCGATGTCACGAAGTCGAACGGTTTCATCTTTACGGCCTTTCATAATCACATCGGCAGACTTATCAAAGAAGTCTGCACATTTATCACAAATCTCAAGAGAGACCACACCTTCATCGGTATTCACCCGCATTTCATGGAATGGCACACTCTTGAGATACTTATCTTCACATACGGCGCACGTCTTGTTTCGATTGAACCAGATCACAGAAACTCGCAGTCGGCCATGATTTCTGTAAGGCATGCCATCAAGTTAATCTCAGGATCAGCGGCGAATGCATTCTGATACTGATACTTTGCCAGATGGAGTACGAGTTGAGGCATACTACCTTTGCCGATATAATCCTCGGCCTTATCGAAGAAGGCACGAAAGAACTCGGTAGGTTCGATGTCAGACTCTCCAAGCCACTTGCGTACGGCTGTGAAGTTCTTGTCCTTCATATAACCAATTAGCTTGGCGAGTGCATTATCAGAGAAGTTGCGTAGGATACCAGTGTCGATCTTACCAGTCGCACTGTAACGTTGCAACTCATTGATCACTCGACGCCAATCAGGAAAGTGAGACTTAATCACTTCGGCGACCACTGGTTTCTCGTATTCTACACCTTCAGCATCAAGAATGCCGCATACTCGTTGCATGAATTGTTTTGCAAGAGATGGAAGTTCTGACTTCGGAATTTTAAACTTGATGACAGAACAACGAGAATGAAGAGGCTCGATGATACGATCAACAAAGTTACATGTCAGAATGAACCCACAGTTGGCACTGAACTCTTCCATAAAGTTACGTAGAGCTGGTTGAGTCGACTGAGGATTCAGATAGTCGGCTTCGTCGAGGATCACCATCTTTCTGCCACCCATCAGAGAGACAGAGCTGGCAAACTGTGAGATGTCGTTACGCAACATGTCGATGTTGCCATTCATCGAACCATTGATAACGATGTAGTCACACTGTAGTTCTTCGCACATGGCTTTTGCCACAGTTGTCTTACCAACACCTGCGGTACCAGAGAGAATGAGGTTAGGAATGTTCTTCTGATCTACGAACTGTTGAAATGTCTTCTTGAGTTCGTCAGTCAGGATAGTGTCGGACACAGTCTTTGGGCGATACTTCTCTACCCACAAAAAATCTTCAAGCATAATATATCTCCGTCACAAAAAGTGGGCGATGCCGAAACACCGCCCATTATAATCAAGCCTCGAACGCCGAGTTGGATTCAACAGCAATCCAGTATTCTACTGTTGCGCCTTTCCAGTGGCTCAGGCCTTTCGAAGAGATCGATACGTCATAAGAACCTGGAATCAACTTCATGCAATCCGAACGGAATACCATGCGGAAGCGAGCTTCGGTTTCACCAACTTCGATACTAAACGAATCGTTGCTGGCTCCTCGAGTATCGACGGCCTGAAGCAAGATCTTACCATTCTTGCCGGCAATGGCAATTTCAGGTAACTGAGAAACTGCCAGAGCCTTCATCACTCGATTGAGTGCTTCTTCTGAAATCAAACAGTTGACTTCAGGATTCGGCAACTCAATCTCGCGATCAGGAGGAACGATGATCAGCGAAGGATCAGTGACAGCGTACTGAAACTTATTGTTGCCTTCGATGAGTTCGACGTACGAATCCTTGATTTCAATCTCAGGATCATTAAACAAGGAGAGAGTGCCGATAAACCGTGAGAGGTCATATACTGCAAAACCCTTCTCGAAGTCTTGTTTAATTGTTGCTTTCGCAAGAACAGATTTTGTACTCGAAATAGTACGAATCACATTTCCAGGCTTGAACATAATATTCTTGTTAATAGCCGAGAAGTTCTTGAGTACTTGCAACGTATCATTATCTAATTTCATAATAAATCTCCATATGTTCGGAATATTCAATATACCAACGATTGTATTAATTGTACACCATTATTTGTTTTTACCGAGTGCAGAAGGATCTGCAGTTGCAGCTGCACCGATACGGGCAATATCTGGTAGAGAACCACCAAAGACATAAGAACCAACGTGCTTCAGTTCCATCCATGGGCAAAGCCATACATGCATTCCAGCATTACGAACCCACTGGCAGAACATATAGTCTTCGGAGAGGTAACGCTTCGAATATTCTTTAATTACACCGTTGTTCGGATCTTTCACAAAGTCTACAATCTCTTTTGCTTTTGCTTTTGGATTCTTTTTCAAGTATTCTTCAAGCTCGGCATTGATGTTCGTACGCTTATGATCGATCGGCGTATCGAAGTAAGCCATGATTTCACGGCTACCATCGAAGTGTTCTGTACGAACGTGATCAGGTTTGTAGAACTGCTGAGGATAAGCTTCTTGAAATTTCTCAAAAGTTTGGCGGCGAATCATCATGAATCCAGTTCCAGATTCAAGTACTTCGACTGGTTGACCAAGAGCAATCTCTCGAGTTTCACCAGTTGGATTGAAGACGTAATCACCAACAAACTTTTCAAGATCGTTTGGATTCTCGTCAGCCATACCTTTATCGACAGCAAGCTTAATTTTTTCCCAACTGATGCACTTCTTCGGATATGGACCAGCGATGATGTCGTAGTTATCTACTGATGGATCTGGATTTTGTAGAGCAAGCAGCGCGATCACGTCATTTGGATTGAATCCAATATCAGAGTCGATGAACATCAAGTGTGTATCGCCTGAACGCATAAACTCGTCGGCGCAGTAGTTACGTGCTCGAGTAATCAGTGATTCGTTGAAGAGAAAGTAGAATCTGACTTGAATTCCGTAGTGTGTGCAGAGTGCAGAGAGATCTGCAATCGAACGTGTAAACATACCTGCGCATTGCCCACCATACATTGGTGCGGCAATAAAGAGCTTGCGCTTTCTGAGCTCTTCCATTGGAACATTAATTTCAATACCCATAATTAATCCTTATTTTCAGTATCATGAACGTGGAGTTGCATAATTGCGTAGTGGATAACCTTCATCAGGTCCTTTCGCCATTCGGCGGGATCACCCTTACGACCGTATCGTTGAGTGTACTTCATCATATTCCCGATGTTGAAACCAGTACCATGACCAGCGTCAATGATGAATTCTGTTGCTTGAAATTTATTTCGGGAATAATGCTGTTCGTAAGTAGCATCGATGTAAGACTGAATTTCTTTGAGTGATTCGCCTTCATTGTATTTATACACACTGAGATGCTTCGCTGTAATTCCTGGAATAAAATTTGTGCATGTGCCCGAAAGATTTTCAACGTACATGCCGCGGTCCGGACCGTTTGCAACGTACATGCCTGTAGGAGGACCATTTAATCCTGCCATACTTTCGATTTGTGGGCCACCAGTTGGACCTTTCTCAGTAATCGATACTGTATTATCATCTTGATTTATCATTACAAATTTACTATTCTTCATGCAAAGAAATCCTCTAGAGTTGCGGGTTTATTTTCAGATAGGCCAGACCACTTGCGGCCTTGCCAATGCGGATAAGAATTTCGTGAGAGATGAACTGACTTTGGTTTTTCCATGCATTCAAAGTCAAGCTCACCTCTATCATTAAGAAGTGGATCAACCCATTCAATAAGGTTGACACTGCCTTGAGCACACAGTTTTCTCATCTCATCCTTAAAGACGAGTCGTGCTGTGTTGCGCTGATCCCATGATCCGTAGAATGGTGTGCCTTTGTAGTAACCGGTTTTTGGAAGAACGCGCGATTCGTGTTCGATAGGAAGCAACTCGTATGCAGAGACCTTTGCAAGATCGAGCTGAGAGAGTTGTTCATAGTATCTATTCGCCAAATCTCGTGTAGCTTGTTCAGGATTTGGTTGACGGCAAAGATGATGACGCACGTCGATATTACCGAAGTAGAACTCTGCGATCTCGTGTTCAGGATTAATGAAAGAACTCAATCCTTCTTTGAGTGCTCCGTGGAGAGTTTTAAAAGGAACAGAATTGACAAACCAACCGGGGCGATACATGCAAATAGCATGGCTATCACCTGCAACCACTCGATTGACAACTTCTATCTCCCTTACTGTAATGGCAGTATCTTCAAGTTTCTTTAGATTTTCCCAATCAACAAGATGCCAGAAAGGATGAATATCACCATCGAGTCGAGGCTTTAACATCTCGCTGTATTTCGGATGATCGATCCACAATGAATAGACAGGAGCCTTTAGATTCGAATAGAGAATCAACTTATCGATATTACTATAATTTTTCATGCCGCCGAAAAGGTTTAGCGAGCCAAACCAATCATTGCCATGATAGACATAGACTCTATCGAATTGCTGCGGATCAGAATGAATGTTGCCAGTAGCATCTATTCGAACCGTATCCTGATGAATGTTACCAGTACGATCGAGGTGGACATTACCTAAACTACTCAACTGTTCAGCATAGATGGCGGCTTGCGCTGCTCGATGCGAATGAATGTTGGAAGAAACGGGAGTGAATGGGGATGTGAGTAATATGTTCATATTATCCCTTATATATCAAGTTGCCTATATTGTACATCATTTTTTATCCAATCGCGGTAACTATTTACGCGATCATAGATCGTAGGATCATTTAGCACTGGTTCTTTACCGACATTCCAGAACAAGATGTTCTTGTCAGTATTTTTAGGAATGTACTTCCAAACTTTACCATCATACGTATCGATCGATGGAAATGGTGGAAGATTTTCTGGCTTCTCGCTCTGTTGAAATGCCATCGGTTCAGAGATGACATCAGCACGACCGAGTTCGCCAGCTTTCAGGTTACGAGACACTGCAACCGAATGGAACTTGGCATTTGGCCATGCGATCTGCATTGCTCGTGAAAGAACACCAGTCGAGATGGCTACGTAGACCTCATCAGGTGCTTCGATCTTCGATGCTGCCTTCACGATACCAGCCGTGACAAGTTCATGCTTCAGACCGAGTGGAACGAAGAACGCATCTTCTTGAGAATCTGCCCAATCTTTGGCGATCTTATTCAGATTCGGCATGGCAGCGATGCGATGGAACGAGACTTCAGCTCCTTGTTCGATACAGCATGCCTGATGATGAGAGATTGTTTGCGATGAAGGCATGAACAACTTCACCTTCTTGTTATGGCGCTTGGCTACATCAAGAAGGGAAACACCTGCGAGTCCAGTACGAGGTTGAACATAGACAATGGTCGATTGATTGATTCTCGACAATAGACAGTCACCACCACGAACCTTCGTTCCAGTGATGAGATCGTCTCGCACACATCGTACACCATCATGAACTGTGACTACTGGATCTGGATATGGATCAGTCCATGTTTCTGCGAGACTGAGATAATATTCTCTGGCTTTTTCCCAACCGTAAATGCCTACGTCTTTGTTCACTCCGTCAATGACGTGTTTATTATGCGACATTCGTTAGCCTATCATAATTATTCGTCCGAAGGGACCATTCGATGGGATATACCCAATCATATGGGATTTGCATTGTCTGCGACTTTACGCCAAGCTTGACTGCCATATATTTATAATGCATGCAAAGCTTGTCTTCAAGGTTGAGATAGTTATGTGTATGAATTGGATTCGATGAATGTGCCTTCAGATAATCCATATGCTCGACTTGCATCTTGGCCGCATCGTTAAGAGCAACATAATCGCCGAATTCATTCACTTCATACTTGCTCTTACTCATTAAATTCGGGCAATCGAATACTTGGCTCAAGCCATCGAAGTAACCTGTACCACCATGAAGGAACGAGTCAGGATCAACCCAATCAGGATGAGTCATCGCCACATGTCGAGCAGCATTCTTGCAAGGATACATGGCATTCCGAAAGCCAAATTCCTCGACAAAAATTGTGTTCAACTTCTTGGCAAACTCCATCATCGTGTAAGGACGATTGCGTTTCTCAAATAAGCTTTCAGCATGCTTCTCTGCAAATG